GTCGAAGACCTTCACTTTGGTCTCCCAGAGTGTGGGCGTTCACCCCACTCCTACGGCCGGACAGATTGTGATATCAACGTCTGTTGCTCCGGAAATTCAAAGTGCGGTTATCGCAGCGGTCCCAGCCTTCACCGTGGGAACCAATCCTGAAAGCGATGCCAAATACATGGATCGCTGCGTGACGTACCTGCAGGGTTTGTCGTCGACCTCGATCACCACAAACCAATTGAAAATTTATATTCTTACCAATCATTCCGATGCGGTGCGATGCTCGGTGTACAACACCATGACATCGGCTGCAAGGGGATTGGATCAGTTCGGATCTGGACCGACAGTTAACGCTGGATATGTTCTTGCTGTCGTGTATGGACCCAACAGACTTCTGACCTCGGCAGAACGCACCGTGATTGAGATTGCGGCAGCCGACAGAACAAGTGCCGGTCTAACATTGGCGGTCGTGGATCCAGTGCTTATTGATCTTGAAATCGTTGCTGATGTGATCGTAGAGAAGCGACGGAATGCGACTGATATGCAAACCGATATTCAGATCGCCCTGAGGCGAAGCCTCACTCCAGGTCTCTGGGCAGGCGGGGTCGAGGCAATTATGGCTTCTGACATTATGAGCACCATTCGAAATGTCGACGGCGTGTCGTCCGTAACCAAAGCGACGGTCGTGCCGACAGCCGGCTCCGCCTCGGACACGGTGTACTCCGGCAACGATGCTGCGCTACTCAGCGCAGCGAATCCCAATGTCTACTTTGTGTCCGCTGGAACGCTGCCAGACCTAACCCTAGCGAACTCCACCATTACGGTCACCGTTGAGTCTTAATCATGGCCACGACTAGAAACTATTTGAGTCTTGCCAACCATTTAAATATCTACGATTCTGATTACAGCAGAGTAGACGCATCGGTTTACACCACGTCATGGCAGGCGCTGAACGCCACCATCAGGGTGACGGATACTCCAACAGCGATCATGGATATCGATTATTACGCGTTGGAAATTATGCCAACCAATCTAGGTAAGGTCACGCTGTATCTGAATAGCATATCTGTGCCCGAGTTTTTGATGGCTCGGGAAATGATATTTCACTGTCAAGTGAAGTGTGCTACTGATGTTGATACGACTACGTCACTGTTCGAAACCGGACAGCCAATGGGGTTGTTGACTGCCAACACGAAGAAAACAACCAGAGACCAGTTTTCAACTGTTCGCAGCAACATTTGGCCACTCTTCCGTTACGAGGGCGACAAGACTGGAACGATCGAACTTGATTTTGAAAATCATGGCGGAAACATTATTTATCTAACTATTCCTGCTGTAATAAATCATTTTGATTTCTATAGGAATTCTGTAGTTCGGTCTTCTAGAACGGTAATACCGGACGCATACTGGAGATTGGACTTTGAGCAGTCCGATCCACAGTTTCCTATGTATAAATTGCTGGATACATTAACGAATACATCTAATGATGTCATGCAATTGTTCAGCAACTGGTTCGACCATGAGTTGGATGAACTTGCTCCCGGCCTTACCGGAACTGAACCTTGGACGAAAAGCACCCTGACGGATCCGACCTTAGCGGATGCGGGGAACATGGATTGGCTCGCCCAATTCACTGGCTCCGGACTCAAAGGCAATATTGTTGGAACCGATCAGCCGGCAGGAACCGCTCGAGATTTCTATACCGCTTCAACCGATATTAACGCCTTTCTACAATGGCAGTTGGAAAATTCGTATTACGGAAGGGGGGCCGGCACGCGAGAAGCGATGATATCTGCGGCTCAACGGGTGCTTACGGGAAACAAAGATGTGGCACTCATCCCGCACTTTGGTACCCATGCTTGGAAAATCCAGGTGCAAACACTCCGATCCGAAACACAAGATTTCGATGCAAGCACCTTTAGTTCTGATGACGTTTTAGATGCCGTGGCCCAAGCCTCCCCAATGGGGTATGAGATATTTCATATGGCGGTTCTGTTCTTTGCCTTTACGTTGGGCAATGTCGGTCTTGGTCGGCTGGGACTGGGTGTGCTGGGTGGACCGGGCGGGTATGTCCCGCCAGATGCTCCAGGAAGCCTGAGTATTTCTGCCGGCGGCACTCCGTCAACCGAACTAACTCTCACCTGGCCCGCCCCCGCGTACAACGGTGGGGACGTGGTTTCGGCTTATCTGATTCGGCGAGACGGTTCGATCATTGTCGCCAACACGGGCAGCACGAACCTGACCTACACCGACACGGGTCGGTCACCGGGCACCGCGTATTCCTACACGGTGGCAGCGATCAACGGCGCCGGTGCCGGTGATCAAAGTCCCAGCGCATCGGGAACCACCGATCCGATTGTTTCGAATGCCCCAACGAGCCTGACGGCTGCGGCGGGATCTACGCCTTCCAGCATGATCAACCTGTCGTGGGTTACTCCTGTCTATACCGGTGGAGCGGCAATCGTCGGCTACCAGATTACGGAGAACCGTGCTGGGGCTGGAGATGTGGTGATTGTCAGCAACACGGGCAGCACCGCCACCACATACGCCAGGACCGGATTGGACCGTGCTGTTTCGCACACCTATTCGGTCAAGGCAATCAACTCTGCGGGCGTTGGCGCAGCCAGCAACACTGCCGTGCTCACAACTGCCGCCGAACTTCCGGGTCCTCCAACTGGTCTCACTTTGACTGCCGGATCGCCTGCCATGACGGTAATCAGTCTGTCGTGGACTGCTCCAACCGAAACCGGTGGGGCGGCCATTTCCGGCTACCGGATCAAGAAGAATGGTTCGATAGTTGTGGCCGACACCGGTACGACAGCGACGACTTATTCGGCTACCGGTTTGACCGCTGGCGCAACGTATACGTTCGCGGTGGCGGCCATCAACTCTGCCGGTGCCGGTGGGGACAGCAACGTACCGTCACTGACTACATCGGGATCGTAATCGTCCGCTACCTCGCATCCTAAGTGTTACTCTGTTAGTTAATAGGAGGCTCAAACATGCCATCAAGAGGAATTAAAACCTGGACAACCGGTGACGTTTTGCAGGCTACAGATGTCAACGAATACCTGGCCGAACAGGCAGTTATGGTATTCGACGACTCTTCAGACCGAGACTCCGACCTTGCAGCAGGCCCTGGAGCAACTGAAGGTATGACCGTATACCTGAAAGATGTCAACCAAATCACTTATTACGACGGTTCTGCATGGGTTCGTATGGGAACTTATGCCGAAGTTCAGGCTGTTGAGAGTCGTGTTCCGCGCATGTTGATCTACATGGAAGTCTACTGATTTCTCGAAGGTGGTAAAATGGAAGGCGAGTACCCCATAAGGTACTCACTGTCACATCCACCTTCGAAAGGCTACCTCCATGAGTTTTTGGAAAGATGCAATCGAACGGGCTGCCCGAACATTTATCCAGGCTTACCTGGGTGTATGGATGGCAACCGGAGCGGATTTTGATGGGTTCAGTAACGTCGATAACCTCAAAGCAGGTGCTGTCGCCGTTGCCCTTTCTGTTGCTATGGCAATGGGATTCAAGGGTGTTGGACCCAACAAGGATTCGGCTTCGACCGTTTAACCAACGAACTAAGCCATTGGGGCCGCTTTCCTCATCTACAATGTGGGTAGATGATCAAGGAGAGCGGCCTTAATGCTTGCTGGAACTTACAACATGCTGACCGAACAGGGGTCAACGATGTATCGAGTGATTAGTCTCGAATACCCCGATTTAGCCAATGACCCTTCAGGTGAAACATACCTGCCCTGGGATCTAAACGGCTATACCGCACGCATGCAGGTGCGCAGGCTAATAGAAGATGCAGCCTACATGATTGAGATCACTACTGAGAATGGTGGAATCGTCGTCGAATCGTTGGGCAGTGCGGACAAAGGAAGAATTGATCTCCTCATGACGGCCACACAAACCGCAGCACTTGATTCGAACGGAGTTTACGATCTTGAGATCATCGACACTGGTGCAACGGGAACCGTTTCTAAAGTAATCAAAGGAACATTTACTTTGATACCTGAGGTTACCCGATGACGACTAATAACGTCACCATCGATGAAAGCACCGCCAATCAAGTTATTGTTGACTCAGAAACCGCCAATCTGGTTGCAGTGCGAACTGGCGCCGTTCCGTCAGTAGCAATCATTCGCCGGTACACACATACACAGGCAGTCCCTGCCACCACATGGGCAATCGTCCATGATTTAACAGGAAAACCATCAGTTACTATCGTCGACACTTCGGATACCCATGTTGTCGGTGATGTAACATATAACAGCACGACCAGTATCACTGTGGCGTTCACGGCAGCGTTCGCCGGATACGCGTATTTGACATAAGGCAGGGCAAATGGCCACAAAGTTCGTTACCAATCTTGACCTTAATCAGAACCAGATTCTGAACGGTCGACTCGAGGCACTCGCGTCTGATCCTGCTTCTGGCAACTTCGAAGGTCGGATGATTTACAACACGACCGAAGATGTTATTAAATTCTATGCTGGTGCTTCGTTCCGGAAAACAATTCACGCCCTTGCCAGTGGTACGAATGCGCTGACCGTTTCCGAAGCCAACGGTACGGCCACCTATTCAATTGCGAACGTTGTCAATGGCGGAGATTCCGGTCTTCTGACTGGCGCCGACAAAACGAAACTCGACAACGCCACAAGCACCAACACCAACTCCACTCTCGTCCTGCGTGACGGCAGCGGTCGTATACAGGTTTCGACCCCTTCCGCAGACCTGGATGCCGCCAACAAGGCTTACGTCGACGCCGCCCGCACCGGACTTGATGTCAAGGCATCCGTCGTAGCCGCTACTACGGCTGCCCTCACTCTGTCAAGTGACCTCGAAAATGGTGACACCCTCGATGGTGTAACGCTGGCCACCGGCGACAGGGTTCTGGTCAAAAACCAGGGTACTGGTGCCGAGAACGGCATCTACATCGTCGCCGCTTCTGGCTCACCGAGCAGGTCAACTGACGCTGACTCCAACACGGAGATGACGCCGGGAATGTTCACCTTCGTTGAAGAAGGTACAACGAACGCTGATTCCGGCTGGGTGATGACCAACGACGGTGACATTACTGTCGGCACAACTGCCCTGACCTTCGCCCTCTTCTCGGTTGCTGGCACAATCTTTGCCGGTGACGGCCTCAGTAAGACCGGCGACGTACTCAACGTCAATGTGGCTGGTACCGGCGGCATTGTCATCACCAGCGACGACCTCGAAATCGAAATCGATCCAGGGATCAGTGGTCTGGGTACAAGTGCCAGCGGCCTCGCCCTTCAGGCCGCCATAGGTGGTGCTGGTCTCACCTTCACAACTGGCATTGTTGCAGTTGGGGCCGGAGACGGCATCACGGTCAACGCCAACGATGTCGCATTGGCAACCACCACCGGTGGCGCAGGCCTTACTTTCACCAGCGGCGTCCTCGCGGTCGGATCCGGAGACGGCATCACTATCAATGCCGATGATGTTGCTCTCGCCAGTAGCACCGGCGGCGCAGGTCTAACTTTCACCAGCGGCGTTCTCGCCGTTGGAGCCGGAGACGGCATTACTGTCAATGCAGACGATGTTGCATTGGCAAGCAGTACTGCTGGTCACGGCATTACATTCACATCTGGCGTTCTCTCAGTTACCGGTCTCGCTGTCTCGGCTTCCGGTCTGACAACCAGCACGCCAACAACTGCTCGCATTGCGAGCGACACTATCGGCGACGGTAGTGCAACAGCATTTGTGATCACTCACAACATGGGAACACGCGATGTAATCATCCAGGTTTACGACGCAGCCAGTTACGACACGGTTATCGCAGATGTCGTTCGCACATCTACCGACACAGCCACTGTTACTTTCTCCACTGCTCCGGCCAGCAATGCCTACGTCGCTGTTGTTACTGGCTAAGGCAATCTCATAGCGCTCTGAGGAGCGCGGATTAGAAAGGTACGGTCGAGGCCGTGGCTCAGAAATTCAAAACCTCTATTTCCGTTG